GAAAATTCACCGTTTTCAATAGTGGCAAATTTAAGTAGTTCAAGATAAACACGGAGAGTATAATCACCCGCTCCAAGAGCAGTAGTATTATAAGTAAGATCCATACCCTTGTTATTTATACGCTCGCCCTTATTAGGACGGATGGCAGTCCATCTAAATAATTCACCAAGACCGACAGCACTTGAACTTTGAATACGTCCTTCAAATGTTTCAGCAGTAATACTAGATGTAGTAGCACGCTGAACATATTCATCATGTGTAATCATAGGAACTTTGCCCTCAGCGTGTTGAGTCGTATGGAATAGTAATGCACTATTGGTTCTATTAACATTAAACTCAAATCTATCATTATATAAAAGATTAGTGGATAGATTATATTCACCAAAAGCAGTAGCACCATTCAATAGAGATAATGGAGTGAAATTAGCATTTGATGCTAAACTATACATAACTTTTGATACGAGACGACCATTACCACCGATAGGGAATGTAAGATTAGCAAATGCCGTTTGATCGCCAGTCCTTTTAGCAAGACGATAATCAACATATTGGAAACTTAGTTTAGGGTTTTGCTGGGCGTATTTTTCCATAACTTCACCATCATATGTAATACTATCATAAATTAATTTACATTCTTCTCTATTGATTTGATACGATACAGCATTATTACCATTATCAGCAGATGCAACACACATACGACGAGATAGAGGTGCTCCCGAAAGAGATGAAAGTTCATCTTGGAAAACTAAATCAATGTGTACCGATTGATTAAGAAGTTGGCAAGGTAACTGATTGAATTTAAGGAACGGGAAAAGGTCACTTAGATACACCGAATATACGGGAGCATTAGCAATACCTTGTGCTGACCCACCATTATGTTTCATCCAAGGCAGTAATTCAAAAGCACCAGCACCACCAGCAGCGGGAACAACGGGATTACGTCCAACATCTAAACCGATTGTTTTAGCAGAGTTAGGGGGTTTGTCAGTAGTGTTTGCTGTGCGGTCATCATAAACGGGTTTATGAGCGATGCATCTCTGCGATAAATATTGTTCGCGTTCTTTATTATCTTCATTAGAAATGAATAGTGACTGATATGCATGAAAATCACTATAGTCATCTACCGAACATACAACTTCATTACCGATAGAAAGAGTGGCGGATTTAATTAGATTTGATACACCAATTGCTAATGGATGAAAAGCAGTGGTTGATGTAAGTGGTGTTACACCAAGTGTAATTTTAGAATTAGAATGTAAAAAACCAGCAACACGATCTAAAGTAAATCTTGCTCGGCGTTGTGAAAACGTTACTGGGTCTATAACATCAGTATGTAGCATTTGTCCATACGACGTAGGGATAGCACCAATTTTGATGAGATCGGGAATGCGGTCAGCAGAAACATCGGGTTTGTCTTCCATTTTTATATATATATATGATATATTAAAAAAATAAAAAATTAAATTATAAAATTAAATTACATAGAAAAAAAGATATATATTTTTATATTTGTATATGAGTGGATTATCACACCAAATAGTTTATATATATATATATTTATCTAAGATACAACTTGGACGCCCATGCTACCATCCCATGCAACAACTACTTTAGATTTAATAAATAGATAAGCAGAAATTGGATTTCCATCATCAAGACCATTCCGCATTTGGATACTAAACTGAGCATTGGAAAAATCTACACCCTCACTATCTAGCATATCATAGAGAACACCAACACCGTAAACTGCTCCAGTGTCGGGCATGTGACGATATCCAGTAACAGCGTTTTGATTTCCAGTGAAATTACGATTCGTAGTTAGTGGAGATGCAGTCGTGCGAGTATGGTGCTGTTCGGGAATAATTGAACCAAGGAAACCTTTGATAACTTGAGGATCAACAACACTAGTATCATTAGTAGTAGCATCATATACACTTTCAACTTCAAAAGCACTTGGGAAACGTTCGCCATTCCTTAAGAATGAAATAGTTTCAAGATTAGCAACACCACCTAAACCAGTGCCAGCGCCATTTGGTGCTTTAGTCGGCATATACGTTACAAAACCATCTTGTGCTAAATTGTTAATAAAATTAGATGGTACAAAATTTACGAATGATGCTAGAACTTTTGATAATCCAAGATTGAAATTAATAATAGAATTAGTGCTCTCAAGTGTAGAGAAATACGACGTAATACTATTGAAATCTAAAATACCTTTATCGGGAGTTTCAGCACCACTATCAACTTCACAAGTTACTTCAAGACCGCTTAACTCATAAAAAGCATTAGAGATATTAGCAGTGGTTGCATCACTTGAATAAAAGAACTGACTATCGGGAGCAAGGTGGATTTCAATTTCAAGGGGAACTTTTGATAGAGGTAGTTTGTCAGCACCAAGAGTGAGTCCAGCAGGTAGTGGAATACAAAATACGGAATTTTGATCATTGCGGATAACGTTATCACGATACGATTGATAGTTAGGCATAATTAAAGCACTCTTAGATAGATGCCCCGATACATCTTGCATTCCCGCCATAGTCGGCATGTAGGAACTCATGAAACGTCCATAGTGTCTAATATGTTCAATTACTTGTTTTGTCTCAGCGTGACGGAAAACTAACTGATCAATAGCAGAATAAATTCCAAGTTTATGAGAACCACGGAGTTCAACAGCAGCAGCATCAGTTGGGTGTAGAGTCCCTGCTGCATCACGCCATATATTCAAGTCACCCGAAAGTCGAATAGACGATAAATCAAGTACAGCATCTTGACGACCAAGGGTTATAGTAAGGATTGGATTACCGCGAGCAAACGAAACTTTGCCGGAAGACGGAACGTTGTTTGGGAGAACGGAGAGATACTTTTTAGTCATTTTATATATATACATATATAAAAATTTAAATATAAAATTAAAAAAAAGATACATAGAAAATATTATATTAATCTATAAACTAACCGTAACACTTTCACCCTTAATACTAATACGTCTAATATGGAATAAGAAACAAAAGAGGAGTTTGTCTCTTGTTGGAGGTCTATCAGCACCAGCAGCATTCGTTTCATTATATAATAGTTGTAACTGATTTGATTTGTTATTAAGATTTGCCACGCCGTCATTAAGGGCATATGCACGACCAATTAAGAAATTACGATTGTAATCAGTAAAAGACCTTGGAACAATTCCCGCTTGATTAAGTGCTTTCTCTAATTCAATAAGAGGTTGTGCAGCAATAGATTCACCCTTATTAATTTTAGATACTACAATAGGACGAGATGGAACAAGTTTATCATCTACAACCATTTGATAAGATGTAAGATGGTCTATGATACCAACTTGACCACTACGGATACTATGGAGGCGTCCATCCATAGCAGTCGTCTCTTCTTCATAAGCATCTTTTGCGCCCGCCATCAAATCAGCAACACTCAAAGTCCTCGCATCAGTTGGCATGATAATCATAGATTTAGCACGAGTGTTAGATACAGCAAGATTGATCGTAGCATTACGATTGGATGATAATAATGAATGTTTGTAATTTGTTACACTTGGAATATCAATTTCTATAGTACCACCATCTCGCATTCGTTTCATCATTCCCGCCTCATATCGCGGATCAACACCAACTTGCTGAACAACAATCTCAGCATTAGAAATTTCAGTAGTAATAGGATATGCTGTAGTAGCAGCAACGAGAACAGCAGTAGCATCATCATTTTCACGTCTATCAGTATCAATAGCAGCACTGAATAAAATAAAGTTATTGGATGTTGCTTCAACACCCGTGCCACTATCACTATTTTGAAATTGTTCACAAGTTATCTTAATTTTACCCGAACCATCTAATTCAATATTTTCAATCTTTGGATATCCTTGTCCACCACCAGCAGTTAGAGTTAATGCACATTCACTCCTTGGATTAGTAGCACTACATATACCAATACGTTCGCCTTTTACGAATGGACAATTTTCAACTCTCATCATATTGTTTTGTAATCCTAAAAAGATTTCAGTGCGGTTTGTAGCATTAACAATAGTTAAAGGATTACCACCAACATCAACACCGTGGAAGATTGGATTTTGTTTCATACGACGATGGCGATTGACACTATCTAACTGCTTAACAAATCTTGCGGGGTCTTCAATATCCACTTCCATAAAAAGACCATCAGTCATCATAACGGGGAAGATTTTTGAACTTTCAGCAAATAGTCCACAATGTATTGGGAGTGATACTTTAGCAGTAAGGAAATCATCAGCATTTCCCCAGTCGCGTCCAACGGGAACAGTTCCAACGGGTTTATAATAAGGATTAGTTTCAATATCAATATTGTTAGATACTGATGTACCGAGAGTTCCGCGGGATTCAACATTGGTTACTAAAGAACCTTCTTTCATCGCTCGCATCGCTCGCATACTATCATCTTGATTATAAGAATACTCCATTTGAACTTTAGCATTGTAATCACTAATCTCTTCTAGTAATACCGAACGAGAACCACTATATATCCTTAAATTTCTTACAACTGCTTGACCTCCAATAAACGGATCTAGATGCAGACGAGTTGGTGTAAGAGTTGCGGGAATACCAATTTTAATGTCAAATTGTAAATATGAATTTTTGCCATCCATAAATTTAACAGTAGGCGGTATTTCAAAATCTATACGTCTACCCGATTGTCCCGCCGTTCCAGTATAGGAACGACCATTAGTAGATGGAACGGAAACTTGTGTTTGTGATACTTTAATTTTGTCATCATTTCTCCAAAAGGAACTCATTTTATAATATACTAATATAAAATAAATCTTATTAAATAAATTAAAAAAAAAATAAAATAAAACCGAAGGTTAATTAATTACTTCTTCCAACAGCGGTTTCAACATTAGAACTTAATACTGCTCCTCTTTGTTGAGATGTAATATCAGCATCAGCACTTGTTTTAGCATCATCACTCGCTTCCATTTCTCCACCCGCTTCTGCTAAACTTCCAAGTAAACCAACACCCGCTCCCGCTGCTTCTAATGCGATTGACCATGGAGTTATTCCACCAGTAGCAACACCAGCAACTTCTAAACCACTACCAAGAATGTTAGCAATGTTACCAAATCTACTCGCAGTATTAGATCCAAATACTTCCATACCACTTTTACCACTAGCAATATTTCCAATATCTTGTGCAATATCTAAACCTCCACCAAGACCAGCAACTCCAACTTTACCAACTTTAAGTAATGATTTGCCAGCACCACTTTCAGCAACTTTTAATAGACCCCTTGCTGCTCCACTAGTACCAACTACTCCAGCAACTTCTCCGCCTTCAACTGCTGCCGAACCAAGTCGTGTTCCTTCCCGTTCACCTTCAAATACTTCTCCAGCAGTTGCCTCTGCGGGTGGTCTTGGAGCAACGCCTTCTGCTCTTGGTGCTGTTGCTGCTCTACTATTTCTTGCCAATCTATCAGGATCTTTTGCCATTCTTTCTTCTAATGTAGTTTTAATTTCTTTGCCACCCAACATTTTATTCTTACTTATTATTCCAAGTTTACCGGCATTAGTAGCACCACTTAATATATTTTTATTTAATTTAGATTGTTTATCTTGATCTAATTCAAGATTAGTTGTATCTAATTGTTCTGCTAAACTATTATTAAAATCTTGATTTGCTCTAGATAATTGTCTTGCCTCATCCGTTTGTGCATTTGCTTGAGATATAGATGCTCCACTTCCATATAAGTCCATTTTTTATATTATATAATATATAATTATATTTATTATTTTATTAAAAAAGTTTTTTCTCACCTTCAGCAATCTTTGTTTCAAAACGAATATATGCCGTGGCGGGCGATGTTTGCATATCCAAATATAAAAATGAATACGGTTCATCTTCTATTGCTTTTTTATAAATGTCCATAAATATATTCGGGAACAAATCACCATATTCTTCATTTAACTTCTCTAACTCTTTTGCGTTTTGTTGTTTCATAATAATTACATCAGTTGCATTATTTCTAATTAAACCACTAACAGCACGAAATGATTGTGTTGTGAATCCAAGAATTCCAATACCATAATGTCTAAAGCGGGTTGCAAGGAAAGATACAGCATTAGATTTTTTGAAATCTTTTGTTAATATATCATCTAAAAATAATGCTATAGATGGTCTTTCAAAATCTTCATATTTCTTTTGACTTTCAATTATATCAGTTACCATCTCATCAGTATAATGATCTTCACAATCAAAATATTTATTCATTAATTTACCCTTAGGGTCAGCGTTTAATGTATTACTTATAATCTTAACTATATCAAACTTATCTTTGTACATGTCAGGATTGCATAATAGATTTACAAGTAGATTTGATTTGCCCGCTTTGACACTTCCAACAATCAATAATAAACTCGGGGGTTGCGGTAGGTGCGGATGTATATCACTAAACTTATCATCGGGGTCGGGGTCTTTTACTTTGAATACCTTCGGTGGTTTTTTAACTGCTTTGGATTTTTCCATTTATATATTATATACTATATATTTTAATATAAATTTAAACTCTAAAAAAATAACTTAATCTAAGATACCTTTGGTTAATATGTATTCCAAATCCAACCTTTTGATATTGGAATTGCTTTTTCTTTTTCTCTTTCATCTAACAATTGTTTAATTATTGATATATCACTTCTCATACTTATTATATCCATTTTGATTTTATTTATGTTTGAATTTATAGCATGAATGTCATTCTTGACTTTCTCTATCGGTTTAGGTTCAAAAGGGTTGGTATAATCACTCATATATAATTATATCAATATTTTAATATTCAAAATAAAATAATATTATTAATAAATGGAGAGATTACATACACCAAGACCTTTACCCGAAAATATAGATGATTGGAGTGATGAGATAGAAGAGTTATTAAGTGAGTGGGGTGAAATATCTACATGTTATGCATGGATACATAATTATAGTACAAGAAAATATAAAAGAAAATATCAACATCTACAAATACCAATTATAGTATTATCAACATTAACTGGCGTTGGTAATTTTGCGGTTGATAGTTATATACCAAAAGATTATCAGCACGGATTTACTGCTGTTGTTGGTGGGTTCAATATATTTTGCGGAATACTTGGAACACTTGGATCTTTTTTAAAATATGCTGAGACTTTTGAAGGTCATAGAATTAGTGCATTAGCGTGGTCTAAACTTGGAAGAGCAATTGAAATAGAATTAAGTTTACATGATAAGAAAAGAAAACCTTGTAGAGATTTCTTAAAAGTATGTAGAAGTGAATATGATAATCTATTAGAGAGTAGTCCAACTATTGATTTAGATATTATTACTATGTTCAATAAAAAGTTTGAAGATAAATATCCAAATGTTAGAAAACCAATTATATGTAATGGTCTTAAAGCAATTGTGCCTTATAGAGAAACAATTATTAAAGAAAAAGTTGAAACACAAGAGGAAACCGATACACCCAATATAAATAGTAATATAGATAGTGGAGAAGAAGAAGATATTAGTATATTAGTTGAATAATTCTTATATTTAAGTAATTCTTAAATATAAGTAATTTACTTAAAAATAAAATATAATGTATAATATATACAATGAATAGAAAAGAATTGTCCGCATTAGAGAAAAACGCTTTATTTGATAAAGATTTTAAGATTATTGCAAGTATGTTAGAGTTCAAAGATAAAAAGCATGAATATAATACAAAACAACAATTAAAAAGTTATGATGATAGTAAGATTATAAAACAAATGTT